GCAACAGGTACTATGTTAGATAAAATTGCAGAGCTTAATACAATACTTGGAGTGGTTGGTGGAGTCCTTAGTTTGGTATCTACCAGCCTTGGCATATATTTTGTTACACTTGGAATTAAAATTAGGAAACAAGAAACAAAAGATAAATAATATGAAATACAAAACACGCAAACCATGCCCAATGGGTAAAGGCAAAGGAAAAGGCAAGGGTAAGAAATACTAGTTATGGCAATGTCAGTAAAACACTATTTTAAAAGTGGCAAAGAGCATAAGGGTGGTCTTCATAAGATGGCTAACGGCAAACTGCATTCTGGCAAAACTCACACTTCTTCCTCTAAGCCATTGTTTCATTACGGAGATCTTTCCCAAACCGCACAGAACAAAGCTAGAAAGTCCTGGAACGTATAATGCCTAAGGACGCTTGCTATAAAAAAGTTAAAGCCCGTTACAAGGTGTTTCCATCTGCGTATGCAAGTGGAGCGATAGCTAAGTGCCGTAAGGTAGGTGCTGCTAACTGGGGTAAGCGCAAAAAGAAGTAATGTCTGATCGAAAGACAGAGAAAGGTGCTGCTCTTAGGCGGTGGTTCAAGGAGAAGTGGGTAGATGTACGCACTGGTAAGCCCTGTGGTCGCCGTAAAGGAGAAAAGAGGGGTACACCCTACTGTCGTCCTTCAAAGCGTGTCAGCAGCCGTACACCAGTTACATCAGGTGAAATGACTGCATCACAGAAACGATCAAGGATAGCCCAGAAGAAAAGACTGGGACAACCAGCGGGTAAACCTCAAAGAGTAAAGGCAGTAAGACGTGGCAATAAATAAAAAAAACATGAAGTGTAATGTCCCTCGCAGGCAAGTGTCTGGTGGGAAGAAGTTTGTTGTGAAAGCCTGCCAGGGTGGCAAGGAAAAGATTGTACGTTTTGGAGATGCAAATATGAGCATCAAGAAAAGTAACCCAGCACGTAAGAAAAGTTATTGTGCTAGGTCTGGTGGTATTAAGGGTAAAAATAATAAACTGTCTGCGAACTACTGGAGCCGTAGAGCTTGGAATTGCTAATGTCAAGATACGATACATACGGAGAACGAGATAGCCGAATTGCAGAAGACCTAGACCAAGGTTTTACTGGCTTTAATAATAAGCTACGTCCAGACCAGTTAGGTTCTGGTATTCTTACAGAGTCCAATAATGGACGCATGGACTTAAATGGCGAGTGGCAGCCACGCAGAGGTATGGAAATATTTAGCACTCCTTTTAGTGCTGCTGTTTTTGCTTTGTCATTTAGGTTACACGATACTCTTCCATCTGTTTCAAGTTACTCTAGGGGTGGCGAGGTTTTAACAGTTAATTTTGGGTCTGCTCACGGAATAACCACTGGGGATATTGTAAATCTTAGTGGGCTTACTGCTGGTGGAACTGTAGATCCTAATGGGAATCATTCCTGTACAGCATCTTCTGGCACACAAATACAGATTACAATTGCTGGATTAGATGCTGCACCTACGGGAACTTTAACTGTTACTGGAGCTAAACTAGATACTTCTGCATCCAACTTTATTCATGCAGCTTGTGAGTTTTCTGATCCTAATAATGAGGCCGCATCTTACATAGCTGCTGTAGGAACACAGAGTACTATACTGGTAAAAACATCAGATAGTGGAGCCACTACTGTTACCCTTACTTATCCTACTGGTGAAAGTGTTCCAGAAGGAAGCAATATAATACAAGCATTTAATAAGCTTTTTATATTTAGAAAAGGGCAGATAGCTTTGCAGTGGGATGGCGACATTAGTACTACTACGTTTTCTTTAGTTTCTAATGGAGAGTACACACAACCTACACCAATATCAATTACTGATCTTGATTTTGCAGATGGTATAGCTACGGCTACAGTCTCTAGCACAAGCTTATTGTTAGCTGGCGATGTTCTTACAGTAACCACTGCTGGTAGTTCTGGGTACAGCGCTGGAGATACTGTTACCATTAGAGCTATAACAAATTCAACAACATTTACTTTTGTTACGGATAAAGCTAATGCTACAAACAAAACTGCTACTGTTCAAAAACCTGTGTCTATAGGTTTAGGGTTTACGCATATGCCAGCTCCAGAATTTGGTGTTTATCACCAACGTAGGTTAGTAGTTCCGTACAGATATGACATTACTGGATCTTCTGGATCGGCTACAATTACTGACAGAAAAATTTTAGATGAGGCTTTATTTTCAGATATACTAGACCAAAATACTTATGATAGAGTTTATGGTCAGTTTAGATTTAATGCTGGTGAGTCTGATTTTATTGTTGGGTTTCATTCTTTTTCAGATGACAAACTGGTAGTCTTTAACCGTAATAGTATACATATTGTTGCCAATAGCCTAGACTTAGGTAGTTCAATATCTCAGGTAATTACTAATGAGGTTGGATGTTTAGCTAGAGATAGCATACAGCAGATAGGAAATAACATGATATTCCTTTCTGATAACGGGGTGTACGGATTAGATTTTGTTGACCTGTACAATCTTAGAGGTCAAGACGTTCCTTTGTCTGCATCTATACAGGGAACAATAGATAGAATAAATCAAAATCACGCTGATAAGGCAGTTTCTGTTTACTTTAATAACAGGTACTATCTTGCTGTTCCTTTAGATAATAGCACAACAAACAATGCTTTGTTAATCTATAACTTTTTGAATAAGCAATGGGAGTCTATAGACTCTGTAAATGATAATGACTGGGAGTACACTCACTTGGTAGTAGGTGGTTCTGGAGATAAACGAGGTGTTTATGCAATAAACAGAACTGGTGGTGTTCACAGGTACGAAGATCGTGATGATGACACCGATAGATACCTAGACATTATAGGGGGAAGTAATCAGTCAGCTATTGTGTCTGCATCTGCTGTTAGCAGGATGTTTAACCTTAAATCTTTAGATCGTAAAAAGTGGAATAATTTTGAGCTTCATTTGCAATCATCAGAGAATAATGTGTCTGATGCAAGCTTTGAAGCAATCACAGAAAATATTGATGGTATAATAGATCTTGGAAGTGTTTCTTCACTTAATGGGGAGGAACTGGCAATAGATGAGGATGTGTCGCTAAGGGGTAGGTTTGGCAACAAAAGAGCTTACGGATTACAATTTAAATTAACAACAACCAAGGGAAGGCCCAGATTAAGGGCATTAAAGGTAGCAGGAGCTATTACATTTAGAAATTTACAGAAAGCAGAATAATGGCTATACTAAGTAAAGGTACTACATATTCAGACGGAGATCAAGTAACGTCTAGCAATCTTAATGCACTTGTAGATAGTGCAACATTTGCATCTGGTGCTGTTGATGATTCAACGACTCAGCTTTCTAGTGGCAAAATAATTGTAAAGGATCTTGGGATTGCTACTGGTAAAATTGCAACGAGTGCAGTTACGACTGTTAAAATTTTAGATAGTAATGTTACAACCGCTAAGATTGCAGATAGTAATGTTACGAAAGCCAAGATAGAAAACGTAGCTAACCTTAAGGTTCTTGGTAATGTTTCTGGCAGTGCTGCTGCACCTGCTGAGGTGGCAATATTGGATGAGGACAACATGGCCTCTAACTCTGCTACCTCATTAGCTACTCAGCAGAGCATAAAGACTTACGCTGATTCAAAGGTAGATGGTACAGGGGCTGGATCGTTTACTACGCTGGCAGCTTCTGGAGATGTTACGTTTGATACTACGACTCTTAAGGTTGACTCATCTAACAACCGAGTGGGTATTGGAACTGCAACTCCTGAACATTCTTTGTCTGTTTTTAAGGACTCCGCTGCTGCAAGAACAGAGATTGGTATAGACAACACCGACCAACGATTAGTTCTTGGCTCATATTTTGAAAGTGGCGTTGCTCAATACTCTACAATCCAATCAACTAACAACGCTGAAACAGGCGCACAATCCCTAGCCCTTCAGCCTGATGGTGGAAACGTAGGCATTGGAACTGCTACTCCAAGTCGCCTATTAACGGTAGCTGGAGATGTAGAAGTCAATGTTGTTGGTTCCTCAAATACTAGCAAAGGCATTGTAATAAATAGCAGTGGAACAAACTTTGAGTCCGACGCTGGCATTATACAAGCAACCCACGCAGGCAGTGGATCTTTAACAGGCGGTTACTGGTTAAAATTTAATGCTAATAGTGCTGATAAATTTTCAGTAAGAGGAGATGGCAGAACAGAAATTTCCTCTACAACAGGTGGTGTAATACTGCCACGTATGACCACCGCTCAAAAGAATGCAATCTCTTCTCCTGTTAATGGAGAGATGGTTTACGATACTAACCTTAACAAGTTCTACGGTTACGCTAACGGAGCTTGGGTAGCCCTGCACTAGAAAGATAAAGATGGCATATTTTGGCGAAGAAATGGATTTAGATCCATACGAGGATGACGAGTTTAATATTAACTTGGGTCTTTTCCCAGACGTTTTTGGTGCTGGCCGAAGGGCATTGGATAGTCTTCCTGGTATCATCGCAGGAATATATGCCAGAGGTAGGGAGCTAAGTAGTAATGCTGGAGGGTACGAAGACGAAGACGGAGATTACACTATTTACAGAACTCCTGAGGGAACGATTCAAATGCAGGGGCCAATGCACACTATTCCTGTTTCCTTAGACCAAGAGGTAGGTGGAGGTGGAGCACCTAGAAGACCTACTAGCACTACTGTTGATGGATCTGATAGTACTTCTGGATCAATTTATAATACTGAAGGTAGGGGTGGTGGAATGCGTCCAATACGAACCCCTGCTGGAATAATCTTTGTTCCAGAAGGTTTAAATCCACTTCAGTTACTTACTCAAGGTTTAATAACTAGAGAAATTTATAAACAAGAAACTGGCGAGGACGCTCCAAACGTTACTCAGCCTAATCAAACTGTTGAACCCGTTGAATTAGTACAAGAAACTGGTGACCCATTAAGGCGTACCACTGATACTGTAGTTCCTGGTGATCCAGCTCCTGGTGATACAGAAGTAATAGACCCAATAACAAATATTCAACAACCAGTAAGTGGCACAGATATATCAGAAGTTTCTGATTTAAGCGGTGGAGGACTTAGAAAAGACATGAATGAAGAAAAAAAAATTATAGACGATGGTATAGAGACAATCCCAGGCCCAAGTGATGGCACAGTCCCAGGCCCAAGTGATGGCAATGATGGTGAAGGATTTGACTACGAGAAGTTTTTTCAAATGCTTGGTTCAATTCCTGCATTTCAATCAGGAGGATCATTTGAAGCAGGAGAAGTTCCAGGAATATATCCGACAGCAATAGAATCTCTTCCTCAAGCATCAGCATTTATTCAATCTATACTGGAGCTTGATCGTCCTGTTTCAGAACAGCAAGCAGAGCTTAAGACAGATATTTATAAGGACATAATAGGAGATGTACGTGAAGCTCAAAGCCCATTGATGCAATCACTTGCTCGCAGGTCTGAGCAATTAGGTGCACAGGCTGAAGGCTTAATGGGGCCGTTATCTTTCCTTGAAGAACGAGGAGCAACCCAAGCTGGTTTTGGTCAGGCTTCTGCACTTGGTAGAGAAATAGATCCTTTGCTTCGTGAACAGCAAGCAGGACGTTTGCGTGAGGAACAAAAGAACATTAACTTGCAGCTTGCAGGTAATCTTCTTGGTCAGCAACGAGCTACTGCTGGACTAATGGCAGATATTGAGTCTGGTATTTATGGCAGAATGGCTCCTGATATTGGAGTAGATTCTGGAACAATTCTTGGAATTGCTGGAACTGACATTCAGAACATTCTTGGAGAAAAGCTTGGTAGAGAGTACTCTGAAGCTATTAGAGAAGGTGCTCGTAGAGAACAGCAGGGACAGCTACTTGAGACTGCTGTTGGTTTTATTCCTGATAATCCCCTTAAGAGCATAACGGATTTTATTAATTTTATAAATCCTAATAAAGATAGTGCTGGTTTTTCTATAAATCAAGACACAAGATCTATGGCTAATGTAAACCCTATCGTTTAATTATTATGGCACTTAAATCATCATCACCCATTAATCTTTCTGCACTTCGCCAAGATTACTCTATGCTTCCTAAGATAGCTGCTGTTAAGGCACAGTCTAGTAAGCAGTTCTTAAATGCTGTTTCTTCTGGCCTTGAGAAGCGGAAGGAAAAAATAGAGAAAAAAGAATTGAATGAAGCTGCTAAAAAAATGATTGAGCCTTTGTTGGCTAAACCAGAGTTTCAGGCAAGGTTTGGTACAAACGCAAATGCTGATGAGATTCTAAAGCTTATTGGTGATCCCAGAGATGCTATTAAACTAGCTAATGATGTTATTACATCAGAGCGTGAGTTTGCAGATCGTCAAAGAAGAATTAAAAGAGATGCTCAAGTTTTTGCTAAAGGACAACTTGATCTTCAAGCTGCGGAAAGATCAGTTAAAAGCAATGAAGCTTTTTCTAGTGCTATTTTTGGGTTATCTCAAGATAAGAAGTATAAACTTTCTTCCGATCAAGCTAATCTAATGTCCCCAGATCAGCTTCAAAAGTTTATTGATATTAAAGTAAAACAATCTCCTGATAAAGTTAAAACAATAAACTTAGGCAATGGAGCTTATGCCATTACTGCAAACGGACAATACAAGGGAATGTTTACTGTTCCTCAAGATCCTAATAATGCACTTACTGCTAGATTAAGGGATATAGAAGGGCTGAATGGTTATTTTAAAGAGATTGAAGATCTTTTTAATAATGGTGAGGATGGAGCTGCTATTAGAATGCTTAATGCTGTAGGTGCTAAAGTTGGTGGCGAAATGGTAAGCATGGAAGATGTTGAAAGCGCAAAAGCTCTTGTTGGGATTAATGTTGGAAATCTTCAAACAGCAGCAGGAGAAACTGGTGATGCTGAAGTTAGGGTAATTAAAGACGAAGACGGTAACCTTATTCAAGACCCAGATCAATCAAAACCAAAAGAAGAAGAAAAACCAAAACCAGAGCCAAAACCAGAACCTGTTGTTGAAGAAGCTCCTCCTGCTCCAGCACAAAAACAATCTGAAGTTTCTATGGATGAAAGAGGATCTGTTTACGATGAATCTGGGATGCCAAGAAGTTTTTTTGGGCGGGCTTTGTCTGGACTTATTCCTGGAATTGTAAAGGAGGGAAGTCCAGCCGCACAAAAAATAGAACAAGAAACACTACAGCGAATAAATAAATCAGTTTCTGAAATACCAGTTAGTAGACTTCGTGAACTTATTCTTGCTCTTGAGACTAGGAAAAAAAGATTTGGATTAAGTCCTGAAGAAGAGGAAAAAATTAATAAAGAGATTCAATCCATTCAAGATAGAATTGATCAAAAATAATTGTTTAAACCCATAATCTTTAAATGCCTACAGCTACACTTTCTCTTCCCGATGGTAGCACTGTTACAGTACAGTACCCAGAAGGAACTTCAGAGCAAGAACTTATTGATTATGTTAAAAAACAATATAATCAAAAAAAGCTTCCCTCTAAGCCTGAACCCAAAGATGAAACTTCTGGGTCTTTAGGCAGGACTGCATCGGCACTTGGTGCAGAAGTAGCTATTGCAGAAGGTGCTAAGTACGCTGGAGCAGCAGCAGGTGGTGCATTAGGCTCCGCCGTTCCCGTTGTTGGTACAGCTATAGGAGCTGGTACAGGTTATGTAATTGGAGCTATTAGTGGTGGTATCACAGGAAGTTTAGCTGCTCAAGAAATTGAGAACCCTGATGGAGATGTTAGTTGGGGGAGGGTTGTTAGTGATACTCTTCTTAACTTTATTCCAGGTTCTAAGATTGCTAAGGGTGGTAAGTTCGCTACTAGGGTTGGTAAGGCTGCCTTAGCTAATGCTGCTATAGGTGCTGGAGCTGCTCCTGCTGCACAACTTATTGAGGGATCTATTGAAGGTAGACTTCCTACTCAAGAAGAACTTGTTAAGTCTGGTATAACTGGAGCTTTGCTTGGTGGAGCATTAGGTGCAGGTGGTGAGGCGTTATCCAGATCTTATGCTAAGTTCGCTGGAAAGAATCAAGATGAGCTTACTAGGGCGTACAACAGGGGAGATAGAGATGCTAAGAATGTTGTAGATCCCTTACTTAATGCAGCAGACCCAGAAAAAGCAGTTTCTCAAGTTGCTACTGGAGCCTTGGCTAAAGGTGATATTGTAGAAAACTTTCCTAAGTCTGCTAAGGGTTTAGTTGGACTAGCAAAGCGTACTGTTTCTAGGATTGCTCCTAGTGCTGGTATCGGAAGAGAGCTTGATTTAGATTTAGAAAGAATCAGGAAGGAAGCTGATGGGCTAGAAGCAACAGCAGACAAGATTAGATCTACTATAGAAAGTAAGTTGAAAAGAGATCCATCTGCTAAAGATAAGATTGACCAATTCCTTACTGGTCAAGCTGACCTTGACTCATCGCTGAATGATATTGCTGCTGACCTTAGAAAGTTCAAGGATGAGATGGCTCCTATTCAAGAGGAACTTGCTCAGTTAATAGACGCAGATTTTTATAGGGCCTTAGATTCAAAAGAAAGAGAAAGGCTATCAAGCACAATACGCCAAAGCATAGAAGAAAATAAATACCTTAAAAGAGAGTACAGAATTTTTACTGATAAAAACTTTGTGCGTAGCCCTGCTCAAAGGCGAAAAGCTCAAGAAGAAATAGCTGATTCAATTATAAAAAAGAACAGAGAAGAAATATCTGAAGCTATAAAAAACAAGAAAGAGGTTCCTTCAAGGATAGGCAAGGAATCCGCTATGGTTCAGGCTGGAGAGCATCTTAAAAGCCTAGAAAACGTAAGTGCAAGGTCTCAAAAAAACAAAGAAGTAGGGTACGTTCCTCAATCTTTTCAAGGATCACTTAAAAAACTGCGTGAGCCAGGAGAGCAAGAAAAACTATATCTTGGTGAAATAAAAGATCCAAGCGAGAAGGTTTTTGGTACACTAAGTGGCACTGCTAGGTTAAGACAGGCTGCTAAGGAAGATCAGGCTATACTTGATTATGTTCAGAGGTCTGGAGTTGGCGTTCGTCTACGTCCAGGTGAAATGGTTCCTGAGGACTTAGAGAAGCTTAATCTTAAAACTATTGATGACTCCAATATTTATGTTCCAATTGAGTTCGAGATAGCCTTAGAAAAGGTACGTCCTAGAGTAGCAAAGCAACGGGATAACTTTAACAAGACCTGGGATAGCATTAGTGGATTTGTTAAGGCCAAGAACGTATTGGGTAATGCACCAGCTTACGCCACTCAGCTTGTGTCTGGTATTGGGTTGACTCTCTCTAATGGTATTATGCCTAGAGGTCGTTACTTTAAGAACGTTGGTAGAGGCACTCAGGTAGTCGCTGGAGACTTTAAGGCTTTGTCTAAGATACCAGGTATTCAAAGAGTTCTCGGAGACAGGAAGGCGTTCTTAGATGACTACCAAGATGCAGTTTCCTTAGGTATCATAAATCAGAACGTTGAGGCATCAGATATACGTAATGCTTTTGAAGGTTCCTTTAAGCCACTGAAAAAGATCATTGATCCATTAGGCAAGGTTTACTCTGCACCTGATAGCACGTACAGGTACGCACTGTGGAAGAGCAATCAGGACTCTATCTCTAAGATGTTTCCTGGGTTAGATGAGCAGAGTGCTAAACGCCTAGCTGCTAACTTCACAAATGATACCTTTCCTAATTACGAAAGAGTTAGTGGTGCTGCTAAGTTCCTTAGCCGTAAAGCAGCCATAAACCCGTACATTTCTTTTACACTAGAAACTTTCAGAAACGTTTACAACCAAGTTAAGTACGCCGATCAAATGCTTAAGGGCGAGTTCGGAAGAAACCTTGGTATAGATCCATCAAAACTCACTAAAGCAGATCAGGCTGCAATGAGACTAGAGGGACTGAAAAGACTTGGTGCTGTTATTGGAGTAGTTGGTGGAAGTACAGCAGCAGCTACTGGAGCAGTGAATGTCTTTAAGGGCAAGGATGAGACTACTTTAGAAACAGATGAAGAAAAACAAGCGTACCAAGAGACGATAGCTAATCCTTGGGACAGAGGTAAAACTCTCGTTGCTACAATGAATGAGGATCGCTCTAAGTCCAGGTACGCAGACCCATCTTACTTGGTTCCTCAGGCTATTATTCGTGATGCTATAAAGGCTGGTTTGTCTGGAGACCCAGATGCAATTACTAAGTACGTAGTTGACCAGTTCGGTACTGATGGTGGACTTGTTGTAAGACCTTTGCTTAATGCAATCGCTAACAAGGATGACTTCGGAAATATCTTAGAAAGCCAAGAGGATTACGGAGCAGAAGAAAGAGCGATGTACTTGTTTAAGGAATTGCTTACTCCACCCACTCTTAGAGAGGCTAAGAAGTGGGAAGAAGCCCTTGAGGGAAAGGGTAAGTACGATGTAGGCGATCTGACAAAGAGAGCTTTTGGACTTCGTGTAAACGCTGTAGACAATAAACAGCAAGCTAGGTTCAACATAATGGATTCTGTAAAAAACTTACAGGAAACCAAAAGAAGATTTTACAAAGATGCAGAAGAGCTTCAGGATGCAGACCTACAGGCAGCCTACCAAAGATCTAACGCACAGGCCAAGCAAAGTTATGACAAGATTGCTAAGCACTACAAAAACCTTCAGACATTAGGATTTAGTGAGAATGAAATCTTCACTATTATGAAGAAGGAAGCTGGGGTATCCTCCAAGGATTTGCTCAGAATCTCAAGTGGATTAGGGTATGAGAATTTTGAGGCCACAAAGGCGAAAAACATTAGGGAACTTTACGAAGATCTTGACCCTGAAATATCAAAGGATAGAGCAATCAGAGCTATTGAAGACCCTGAGATTAGAAGAAGACTAGAGAACTACCAAAAGGAGCAGGAGTTCATCGAGAAGAAAAACATTAGTATACGAGAAAGAACCTTAATGGGCCTTACTAATGTAGAAAAAGTTCAGTACCTTAAGAACAATAATGCTTCTAGGGGAGAGATAATAGACCTTTGGAAAAGGAAAGTTATTTCTGGTAAGGTAAGGGCTGAAGCTCTTAGGAATTCAAGAAGATAAAAAAAGGGCAGCAGGTTTTTAAGCCCACTGCCCTTGAGGTGCCATGCGTGCGGAGAGCAGATCACTCTGGATCTGATGTATCGGGAGGGATAATTTCTTCTTCCTCTTTAGATGATAGAAACTCTTCTATTCTATCTCTAAGAGATCCAACAACGGAAAGTTCTTTGCCGTGGAATGCTCCACGTTTAGCAGCCAGGTCTATAATATTGACTGCTTGGGATAAGTCTTGGTACGAAATGGTAGGTTCTTCTGACATGATTAGGACTGTAGTGATTCTGGCTTCTTTGTCAACTCCCTTATCAGGACTCTGTACTTCTCTTTTGTCTGAGGTCTTTTAGCTCTATTGATCCTACGCCTGTACTCCCTGACTACCTTGTCTGTGTCTGTTCTGTGCTTAGGATGGATAGGATTTTCTGAGTAATCTTTACCCCAGTATTCTATGATAGAAATCAGGACATCCTCATAAGAGGCTCCCAGAGGCCGTATAAAGCGTTTGTACGCATTCCATACCTTACCCTCGAATGAATTGACTTCACGCTGTAGAACGCATCTGACGTGTCCTGAGACATGATCGTGGTCTAAGACCGCATCTTTGATCTGCAATCCTGTAATAGGATCTCTTCCTCCTTGTTGGATTAGGAGTTCCTCTCTGAATGATTTGATCTCGGACTGTTTAAGCTTGTTCATGTTGGATTACTACGGCAAATCTACCTTATACCCGTTTTCTAATTTATAAATCCATAACTTGGAGTATACTTCTACCTCCATGTTGTCCCATAAATATCTCAATAGATCCTTTCTGAGTTTTTTATTGTTAGGCAAAATGTACCTCTCGTATCCATCTCTATATCCAAAGTCAACATATTGTCGCATATCGTTAAATTCCCGAACTTCGCAAAAATCATTAGGCATTACTCCCATTGAAAGAACGTAACCAAAGAACTTTTCGTCTCCTACTTTTAGAAGGGGCCATTCTTTTACCTCAAGCTCTTGGTAAATTAGTTCTGTGTTTCTCATCAAATTGTCTAAGGTCTCTGTTTCTCATTTGAAGATTGTCTAACTTATTTCTGAATGAAGGATCGTCAGGATCTTGTGTTCCTGGAGGAAAGTGTAATGCCGTTCTTCTGAACTCTATAGTTGGCATCCACCCTAGTAGCCAGATTAGCTCTAAGTCTTTTCTGACCCTAGCAAATACGTAAAAGTCGCAGTCTTGTTCAAATCTTCTTTCAACTGCTACCCAATGGTGAGGCTGTGGGACTTGCCATCCACCCTTGCTCTTTACGTCTACTCGCTTCCCCTTTTTTGTCAGAAGATCGTAGTTGTACGTGCTGGCAATCTGTAGCCCGAACTTATCAGCGTAAGCAATCTCTGCTAGAAGCCCTCTAATGTTTCCGCCACCCCTGAGCATAGAGTGATTAAGCGATCCCATTTCTTCAGCTAACTCTTTAGCCTTATTTCTTTGGGACTCAGTTGTCTTTATCTCAATCAAAGCTTTAGCTCTTGCCTGTACTTTTCCCAGCTCTGTACCTCCTCAACAATCCATTCAACGGATTCTTTGTTGAGAACAGCTTGGTCTACTAGCTCGTGGATCAAGTCATCTTTAACCCCACCCATCAGTCTAGTGATCTTGGCCGTTATTACATCTACCTGACTTTGAAAAGTCTGAGCAGCAGTCAGCAACTCAATTGCTTCTGACACCTCACTGACTGTTAGCTTCTTCATAGCTCGTACATTGTCTCCTCTAAGAATCTCTGCATCCAGATCTCAAGAATCCGAATGGTTTCATTAGGCAGGAGAGATGACTCAGCGTACACGATCACAGTGTTATCATCGTCTATGTCTATTACCTTTTGGTGAAACATAGTTACGTCATCCATTAGAGTTTTTCCTAGCTCAGTTCTGCATACCTGCCTTGCTGGAAAAACGTGATAGCCCACTGGCATTAGATCGCCAGTAAAGCCACCACCAATCATAGGGGCTACGCTTTCTTTTACGTACCCTGAATCAGATGAGAGCATCTCTTTCACCTGTAGTGCTAATTCTTTAAACTGTTCTTGAATCATTCTTCTCTGTAAAAAATATCTAAGTGTCCTGGCTTTACGGAGTACCCTACTCCCTCTATTGCTGGGGTAACAAGTTCATCCAAGACCTCATGCAGCATCATATCAACATCGTCTAATGCCACAGTACACGTTTTGTTTGGGGTCTTAAAGGTAAGCACGTACCCTTGGTTTAGGTTGCAGTTGCAATTTTGACAGGTGTCTTCGTTCATGGGTAATCAATATGGTTTTCTTTTTTTTCTTTAATCATTGCTAAAGCTATTGTGCAGTACCCGATGATATCCTCGAAGGCATCCTCAACGTGCTCGTCTTCCACTGCTAGGGATTTAGTTTTGCAGAACGTCTGCACTCTCTTTATCTTGTCTCCCATACGAACGCACAGTCCGATAAGAGGATCTACTCCGTACTCCCTAGCTTGCTCAAAGTTAGCGAAAGCGTCAGTGCTCATTGCGGTGTAGTCGTTGTTCTTGTCCTTTAGTACATTGGACATTTTAGAGAATAAACTCTTAGTGAATTCTTCAAACTTTTCTTTTGTCATAATTCCATTAAATAATTAGTAGCTACCTTACCGTGCTGCACTACTCCGCATCCTATAGCTGGATGAGGGCCGTACTTTCCGTAAGCCATAGCGTAACTGTCCTTGTCTATCCCAGATCCTAGCTGCATACCGAACACTTTACACTTAGCTCCCGTATGCCACTGAACGTAGCACTCAGAATGGTAGTGTCCCTGTACAACTGATTGCATATCCTGCTTGGCTCTTTGGATAGCCTTCTTTCCATCGCCATGACAGTACACTACGTTGTCTATCGTAACGCTTTCAACGAACTCCCATCCAGGAGCT